CCCTTGCCTCCATTGCCAGCAATAATGCTGGTGCCACCTGGCGCGTCATCAGATTCATCTTTACCAGCGTTACCGCCACCAGCGCCGCCAAATACTGCATTGCCACCGGAACTGTTATTACCCTGTTGCTTACCCCCGGACCCGCCAGAAAAAAGGTCAAACGGGGTTATACCAGGAACGATGAGAGAGACGGCAGTGCCGATGCCAAACGGCGTGCTGCCCAATGCGACCTGACCGTCGTCATCGTCACCACCTCTGCCGCCGTAGCTTGTTACATGGCTGCCAAACGTTGAATTAGTTCCGTTGGCACCATTGCCATCAGACGCTCCACCTTGACCACCTTGGCCAATCGTGATCGTTTCAGTTGCACCAAGGTCTGCTAACGGGAAAAGGCCAAATCCACAATTAGATCCAGCACCACCACCGCCACCTTCGCTGTTATCTGCACCGCCAGCACCACCACCGCCCCAAATCAACACAATCGCAGTTGATCCGGTGCCAGGCTTCGTCCAGGTGTGCGTGCGCGTTGAACCAGTGCCCGTACCAGCAGCAAACGTGTATTTGGTGAACGAAGACGACGTAATGACGCTCCACAGCAACGACGTGCCGTTAGTCACCAATGCCTTGTCTGCGTTACCCGTCTGACTTGGCAGCAGTGCTGCAATCGCAGCAGCAACAGTGGTTTGACCTGTTCCACCGTTTGCAATCGGTGTGACGCCACCAACCTGAAAATTAGCTGGGTCTAAGACGCCAACAGTGATCCATGCTGAGTTGGCAGCATTACGGATCTTCCACGTTGGTGGTGAAGTGCTGGTGTCAACCCATGGCTGGAACGCAACCTTTGTAGTCGGCTCTGACGATCCAGAGCTTTGCGTAAACAGCGCCTCTAAGTTGTCATTGATGTCAGCCCTGACGTTCGGAAACGTGGCGTTCTGAATCGTTTGGTCTGACTGAGGAGCCATTACAGGGCACGACCGAATCCAGTTGCAGTGTAGCTGAACTGTTTTGCCACGCTGCCACCGCCACCGCCGTGAATAAACTCAATGGTGAATCCAGTTGTTGAAACGTTAGACAACGTGAAGTGTTGATTTTGATCTAGGTCGAATGGCGTGATATTGACTGTAGGAATCTGATGAAACGCATTGTCAAACGTGTAGCTGGTTGCCGCAGCATTAGTCGTTTCAGTGCTTGACTCAGTTCTGCGTGCCAGCTCAAGCGTTGCACCAAGCTGATCTATTGAAACGTTCGTGAACTCATCAGTTGTTTCAAGCTCAGCCTTGATCTGAACGTGACGGCCCTGCACCACAGCAGCAACAAACTCAGCCCACGGCGAATAATCCGATTCAGATGGTGATGCCACCGTCGCTGTTCTCACATACGTCACCACATCGACCACATCAGATGTGGTGCCATCAAACAAACCAGTGGCGTCATCGAACAAGCTAGAACGAGCATCAAATAAAACGCCTGTTGTTGCAGTGGGGAAACTGACGATGCTTCGGCGAACAATGAAGTCAAACGTGCCACCAAGATCAAACGTATCTTGGAACTGATACTCTGCCGCCCCATCAACTGCAAAGTACAAGTCATCGGCATAACCCAAGGCAACGTATGGGTCTGGCACCAAATCAAGGTTGCCTAAAACAACGCTGCAGTTCGTCTTCGTGCCATTAAACGGCGTGCTCAGATTATGTTCTGCATAGGTTTTGACGACATGCCTTGAATCAGGCTGCGGCAATGCAACCTCAAACGCTGTTTCATTGACAGAGCGATTGCCTTGAAAATCTTCTGCCTTCAGGAAATACGTTCCAGCAAGCAATGGCACCTGCTTCTGTGTTGACGCACCAGAAACACCATCAACGATCCGGTTGCTTGCGTTCCATTCCGCAAGCGCAAGGACGCGTGGATCGTGGCGAATGATGATACGACCACCAAGCTGCACATCTAACTCATCAACCTTTTTCCACGACAAGATCGCCAAAGTCTCAGTTGTTGGCGTAAGGCTCAGGTTCCGGATGTCATTTGGTGCAGCGCCCAAACCTTGAACGGTGTAATTAGCCAGCGAGGGCTTACTGAACAGAATGTTGCTGCTGCTGATGCAGCTTACTTGAACTTGGTAGTTGCCAGTTTTCGCGTCAAGGATGTCAAACGTTGTGCCTTGGACAATCAGCTCAGTGAAGTTGTCATCCTCGTGCCGATAACGAACGCGGAACTTCTTGGTTGTTTGACCGCTTGGAACGCGCCAATGCCATGTAATCTTGATGGCAACCCGACCATTCAGGACAAACTGAACTTCCTTGGTTGGCACCGTTCCACCGACAGGCACCGTCGCCAAAACCTCAACATCTTCTGGCGGCTCAGGAATAATGTTCAGGTTGGTTGTATCGCGAGGTTGCAGCGCCTCGCCATCCTCAACGAATGCATACTTTCCGGCGTTATACGCAACAGCACTGATCGTGTAGAGCAGTCCATCTTGTTCTTCAATCGACAACACCCGCCACGTTGTTGGCTGAATGTCTGTTGCACCCGTGCCAAGCGTCTCTAAAACCCAAATGCTGTTGGCGTTAGGCACTGCGTAGAAATCACGATCAACAGTGATCACGCCATTGGTGATGTCGGTAACGCGGAGCTTTTCGTCTGCAACCTCACCATCAACCGTCCCATCAGGCAAGATCACATAAAGGAACGAACCAGCAGCAAAGGTCAGATCTGTGTTTGCTGTGTCGTCAACAGTAATCGTATTGCTGGTGGCAGATTTGATCCGTCCACCCTTGCGAGCACCAGAGATCACAGGATCTGCAATCTGAATGATCTGCCCTGGGCGTACGGTCTGCCCTGCATCAAGGCTGCTGGTGAAGCTGACGACTTCCTTTTCGTACTTCTCTGAGTACAGAATCCACTTGCCAATACGTGCAGCCTGACCACGGCTGGTGCAGGCAAAGGCGCTGAATTCCTTACGCACCACGCCATACTTAGCAATACCGTCGTGATCCTCAACGACCTCATATGCCGTATCTTGCAGATCAATGTCTAGATAGCTGACGACAACAACAGTCGGGCGAGTCTTCAGGCTGCTGCCGCTGTAATTAAAACCCTCTTCCGTGACGTTGGCATTGGTGAACAGATAAGCTGCATCCCTTGGGGCGTCCTGTTCGATCGTCAGGCTGCCTGCTGCCCAAAATCCTTGGCAGCGCATGACTGATAGCAGGTCATTGACCAGCTTGAATGATTCCTCTGCTGTTTGAATCGTAGTGTTGCAGCTAAACCGGGCCTCTTGCCCACCGAAACCATCATCAACCAGTGCATTTGAGTATTTAGACGCTGCAAAAAACGCATACTTGTCAAGCTGCGGTGAATTGTAAGTTTCTTCGTTGACCTCAAAATGATCGCCAAACCCGTAGCGGGTGCTAGTCAAAAGGTTGTAGAGAATCCAAGCGGGACAAGACGTCCAAGTTGCAGCGGCAAACGTGCCGTTCCAAACGAAGTTCTCTGGGTAGATAATTCGGCCAGTATCAGAGTCAACAGTGACTCCAGCAGGAATGCGGACCTTGATGCCCTTGACCAGATATTTGCGAGTTGGGATGCTATTGAATTGCTCAGCATCAACACGCAAAGCAACTAATGCGCTGTTTGGATAAGCCAGTTTTGCGTATTTAATCTCGGTCATGCTGGACCAAGAAAACTCATTGGTCAGAAGAATGTTGTCCGCTTCTTTGTTGCTTGCATCACGGTCGTCTTTATGCGTCCTAATTACTTTGACGCGGACGCTATCGCCTGCATTAGGTCGATTTAATGTGAGCAGATAGTCCTTCTGATACCTGTCTTCTGAACGACCGCTGATCTTATCTGTGATAACAGGATCACCATACGACTGCGTAATTCCATCTGTTCCGTTGAAATACTCAAGGAAAATTTTTAGCTTAACGCTGGTTCCAAGCGTGTCACCGTTCTCCGTATCGAGCTTCTGCAGCTGATTTAAAGTGATTGTGACTCGGACCGCATCAACCTGCGTGTCAGTCACCGTTTCAATGACATCCTGCTCAAAACGCACAGGACGATTAATTGCACGCTCGTTTTCCGTTCCAGACAGGATTGGAACGTAGTTTTGCGCCTGGGTTCCGTTACGGGTGTAGACAGTAACGTCTTCAAAATTAAATTCACCGTTATCAGCCTGCAGCTGAGTTTCGTTCAGAAAAATTGACTTGTGACCGTCAACCAGTCCTTCAATCTCGCCTTCAGAGATGAGGTCTAAGACCGTTGCATATTGACGTGAATCAAGGCTGTCAGGCGTCGTTTTGGGTGAACGGCTACTGCCGCCACCACCTTTGCCACCACCGCCACCTGAACCAATAATCGTGGTCATGCCTGCACCTGCTCAGTGTCAATGCCAGCAGAGATGACAACACTGCCGGTCAAAGTTTTGCCGTAGACGATTGGAACTGGCGTTCCACCACGCGAGGTGTTTTGGATGCCGGAAAACGAGAATGACTTGCGTGGATCTTGCTCAGTGTCTGGACCTTGCGGAATTGCAGGCGTTGGTGAAATTAATTGTGCAACGCCTCCAAGAACTAACGCTCCACCCGCTAATCCAACACCTAAAGAGATTTTACCGAACGTAGTTCCAAAAATTACCGCTGATCCTGGTATAAAAATTGAAGCGGCGATAAGCGCAACACCAGCAACAATTGAGGCAACGCCACCACCACCCGCACCAACAATCACAGGCACGATCTTGATCTCTTCCTGCCCAACAGGACTATGTAGATCATCTAACGTCAACGCGCCATCACCCACAAGCACCTTGTAGTGACGGTCTGCCATGTGGCCGTCAAGCCCAGGAAAATTAGCGATCAGCATCCGCACTGCCTCAGCAGCAGATGACAAATCAGCCTCAATCACCTTGCGGCCAACAAACTCAGCTAACTGCCCGTAAAGCCTGACCTTACGCAACATGACGCAGCCGCCTCCCTGTGCATGATTGTAGCCAGCCCCCATACAGATCTCTAGAGGACAACCTCTCCGAAAGGTGATGCAGCACCATGCCATCACCAATAAAAACCGCACAATGATTCAAGCCGTTGCCGTTGATCTGCATCAACAACAGATCACCACGCTCCAATGGCTCATCTTCTGCAAGCTCCCGAAACCCAGTAGCAGCCCACGCTCCATCAAACATTGGAGCGGCTAAAAACTGTTCTGGTGTTGCTGGCCTGTCCCAATCACGCAGATTGATGCCCTCCGCTGCGTACCAATCACGCGCAAGCGTCCAGCAGTCATTGACTGCCCATGTCCACTTGCGACCAATCAACGGTGCTTTGTAACCGCAGGGTGTGTATTCGCCCCAGGTCTCAGTCTTTGGATTGACGATGTACCAAGGCAAGCCATGCTTCTCCGCCGATACCTTGTCGGCTTCGCTTGCGATTGGTGCGGTCTTTGGA